CGCGGCGCCGCCGTTGGCCGGGCTCGCGGCCAACGGCTTCATGCGTGTCCTCATCGAGCACACGGAGGACACGATCGTCCGCGTGATGGAGTCGCACCCGGGGCAGCAGGTGCAGCTCCGGACGCTCAAGGCGAACCGGAACGCGGCGTCGCTCGCGTTGGGCTCGACGTGATACCCAACCTGAGAGCGTACAAGTGACAGCGCCGACGATTGCCGAGCTGGGCGCCGCGACGCTCTTCCCGTACGCGCCGGACGGGCAATTCCCGATCACCGTCGCGGAAGAGTGGCTCACGGACGTCCAGCCTGGCGCTGATGGCACCGAGGTGCGACAAGCGGTGCGGTCTGTCGGCGTGCGGACGCTCACGTTCACGGCGCTCTTCGCCTTGGTCGAGCTCATCGCGTTCCGCGCGCGCTGGCACACCGCCGACGCGCCGCTCCGGTTCCTCGTCCCGGTGTGGCCGGAGTTCACGCTCGTCGACGGGATCGCGGGCGCCGTCCTCACGTGCGACACGACCGATCGCGATTTCGTGACGGGCGGACTCGCGATGCTCTACCGGATGAGTCCCGACGGGACGGCCGATGCGTACGAGCTCGTCACGGTCGATTCGTTCGACGACGTGAGCGTGACGCTCGCGGGCGCGCCCACGGGCTCGTTCCCGGCGGACGGCGCGAGCGTGATCATCCCGGTCATGACGGCGTGGCTCGACCCGCCGTCGGTCGACGAGCTCGCGATCAACGCGGAGCGGATGGCGCTCACGTTTCGCGAAGAGCTGTCATCGATCGCGGGCATCGATGGCACGATCACCGAGGATGCGGCCGCGGTGGCGGCGGCGATTACGATCGCGCCCTGGCGCTACGGCTCTGGGTTTGAGGCGCAGCAGGTCATCTACCGCGCGACGGTCGTTGACGCCGGCGGCGTGCCGATTCCGTCGGCGCCTGTGACGTGGAGCATTACGCCCGACGAGGTGGCCGATCCCAAGGTGCGACTGAGCGTCACGCCGGACGAGCAGGAGGCGCGGATCGAGTTCGACCGCGGCGCGGAAGCCAACCATACGCTCACCGCCCAATCGGGCGCGGCCTCGGTCTCGATTGGCCTTGTGGAGTTCGTCTCATGAGCGCGACCCGATGACGCCGCCAGAGATCGCCTGGCCCGCGACGGTCTTGTCGAAGCCGTTCCTCTCGCTCGAGCCGGACGCGGTCGACAGCCAGGCGGCGCAACATGTCGTGCGCGGCGCGCGCTCGAGTGTCATGAGCGGGGCGGCGACGACCGAGACCGATCCCGCGCCACCGGTGCTCCGCCGGACGTATTCGTATCATTGCACGTCGCGCGCGGAGATCGGCGCGCTCCGCGATTTCTACCGGGCGCGCTCGGCGCGGCGCGAGGCGTTCTGGTTCATCGACTGGCAGGCGGATCTCACGATCGATCCGTACTTCGCGTCCGGAGAGTTCTGGCTGTGGACGAAACCGCCGGCGCTGACGGACCCCGCGGAGGCGATCCGAACCTACGCGCAATCGCTCTGGCCACTCGGCCGCTTTTACCGAACGCTGGCGATGACGCACGGACTGGCATGGGTCATTTGGAACGTCGGCGCAGTCGAGCAGGATAACCCGGTGGGGTCGGGACTCGAGCGAATCCGACTGGATCTCATTGACCGGTCCGTGCTGCCAGCGCCGCAGATTCCGATCGCCGACCCGACCTCGGATCCGCCCTACACGCTCGATCGCGGCTACCGCCCGTTGTGGCTTCGCTACGGCCGATTCGACACGGATACGCTGTCGATGGAGTTCCATTCGTCGGACGAGGCGATCGCGGAGCTCACGATCTTGGATCTCCCCGTGGAGACGCCGGCGTGAGCCCGCTCCTCTCGGATGCGTTCGCGCTCGCCGAGCGACTGGGCGGCGCGCCGGTCAACCTCTACACATTCGCGCGTGGAAGCGTGATGTGGCGGTACACGTCAGACGGGCTCGCGCTCACCGTGCCGGCGACCGGCCTCTCCTATACCGCGGCCACGATTCACCACGACGAAATCCAGCGGAAAGACGAATCGGGCGCCGTCGACATCAAGCTCACCTTGGGGAGCCGACTCGCGATCGTGGACGCGCTCCGCGACGGGTCGACGGAGCCGATGGTCTGCGCGATCCATCGCTATCACCCGTCGGCCGGCGGCACGCCAGCGCGCTTCGCGTACGGCGCGGTCGGGAGCTTGTCGCTCGACAGCACGACGGGGCAATCGGAGTGCGTGCTCCGGACGAGTGAGAGCCAGTTCGATCTCGACGTGCCGAAGGCGCTGATCACGGTGCAGTGCGCCCTCTCCACCTACTCGGCACAGTGTGGCGTCAAGTCGGCCGACTTCTCGTTGGATGCCCAAATCGTCGACGTGTCGCATCGCACGATCGAGGTCGACTCGGTCGGAACAAAGCCCGACGGCTATTACGACTTCGGCATCGCCAAGATCGGCCGCGAGCTGGTGTACATCGAGCGGCAGGTTGGGACGGTGCTAACAATCTTCTCCGACCTCCCGCTCTCGTTCACGGTCGGCGCGACGGTGTCGTTGCTCGCGGGCGACGATAAGAGCGCATCGACCTGCCGCGCGAAGTTCGACAATCTCTCGCGCTTTTTGGGCTTCCCGTGGCTCCCGGCTCGAAACCCGCTCTTAGTGCGCGACGGCGCGCCGTCGCCCGCGCGCACGACGTGGGATGAGCCGTACGGCGATCCAGTCTCCTACGTCACGCCTGCCAAGTGGCAATGGCACGACGGCGACCATGTCGTGCTCGACTTGGGAGGACACGTTTCGATATGGAACGACCGCTCCGGCAACGGGCGCGATATCTACGCGCCGGCGCCGGTCTACGGGATGGACTACGAGCCGCCGGACGGCGTGCCGCCGGCTGACGGGCACGACACCGGTCGCCTCCTCTTCGGCGCTCGAGACGGCATCGCGCCGGCGCCGACGATGCTCTATGTGCCGTCGATGGGCGCGCTCACGCAAGCGGAGATCTTTTTCACGTTCCGAATTGGCTACGGCGAAGCGGCCGTCGTGAGCGACATTGCGATACCGCCGATCGATCAGGACATCTACCTGTGGAACTTCGCCGGGCAGGGCTACGGGACCGGGACGACGCTCTTTCCCCGCGCATCGGACGGACACATCATCGACGCGACCGGCCTCGTCTTCCCGTTTGTCTACGACGTCGGTCGGCCGAATACGAACATCATGGTCGACATGGTCTACAACGTGACCGTCGGCCCCGACCGCTGGACCGCGCGCCTCAACGGGAACGTCCTCTTCACGCGCGCGATGTCGTACGACGGCCATGCGAACGGCTTTAGCCTCGGGCCGATGAACATCGGGAACGGCAACGCAGCATCGACGCTCCTCGCCGCGGCGCGGCGCTTCCTCGTCTATCCTGCCGTCTTGAGTCCAGCTGATCGCGCGGCGGCGCTCACGTACATGCAGACGGGCGTCGGGAGCCCGCCATGAGGAACCGCTAAATGCAATTCCTCATCGCGCTGCTCGTGTTCCTCGGTACCACGATCCTGTCGTGGGCCTACAACCGATTCATCGCGAAGAAGCCGCAGATCCCACAAGAGCCATGGGAAGTGCCGCCGGTCGCGAGTGGGACGCCGATCCCGCTGTTGCTCGGCACGCAGCGCGTGCGGCCGATCCCCGTGTGCTATCTCGGCGAGGAGACGGAAGACATCATCGGCGGCGGGAGCTTTGTCACCGGAAAGCAGGTGGTCGGCACGCAGCACATGGTCACCTATCAGGGCCTGCTCTGCTGGGGGCCGGTCTACGCCTATCACAATCTCATCCTCAACGATTCGAAGCTCGCCTCGCGCGTGCCGGCTCGTCGCATCGCGGTCGCGATCGGCGACAGTGTGTTCTACTCGACCACGCCAGCCGTCCAGACCGACCACGATTCCGGCGGGATCGGGCTCCTGATCTTCGCCGGAGGCAAGGTGCGGTTCACGGTCGATCTCCGCGACATCTACGCGAAGTTCGACGGTGTTGGCGGCAACTTCACGCTGTACTTTGGCACGGGGCAGACCGGTCCGGATCCGGTGCTCGAGGCCGCGAAGGGCGCGGGGTTCGTGCCGGACTATCGCGACCTCGCCTATGTCGTATTCGATCGGTTCCGGATGGGGATGGACCCGTCACGGCCGATCGACATCGTGCTGACCTGCGACACGACCAACACGGTCGGCTTCGGCGGGTTGACGGCGCCGCGGACGATCGACGGCCCCGAGCTCCTCGCCGCAGTCCTCAATGGCTGGGCGCCGTGGACGGTGCAGGATGTCACCGTGCCGGCCGCGCTCTACGCGCTGTTCCAAGACCGCCGCTGGGCGCTGCCGATCGAGGCGTCCGAAATCGACGTCGCGCAGTTCGTGAGTGTGAGCGAGCAAACCAGCGGCAATTTTGGCTCGACCGAGTGGACCGGCGTATCGACACTCCTTACGAGCCAGGCCGAAGCCAAGGCGTTCGTCGACGAGTGTCTGACCGTCCTCAACGCGGCGTTGGTCCGGCATCCCGAGACGAACAGGTATCAGCTCAAGCTCATTCGGAACGAGACGCCCGACCAGGCGGCGATCGACGCGCTCCGCTCGTTCGGCGCGGCCGATATAAAGAGCTGCAAGGTGACGCAGCGCGGCTGGGCGGAGACGTACAACCAAGTCGTGGTCGAGTTCTCGAATCCCGAGCTGCTCTTCAATACTGACACCGTCGTGGCGCGGAACGATGCCTCGATCGCGGCGACCGGCGGCATTCGCTCGACAACGATCCGTGTGCAGAGCGTCACCGACCCGACGCTCGCGCAACGGATCGCGCTCCGCGAGCTCCGCGCGTCCTCGACCGTGCTCGAAAAGCAGACATTGACGATGACGCGCGCCGCGTGGGACTTGACGCAAGGTGACGTCTTCAAGGTGAGCTTCGCGCCCGTGGGCTACACGAACCGGATTCTCCGAGTCCTCTCGGTGAGCTTGGGCCGCCCGTGGGCCAACGAAGTGATCGTCGACGCGATCGACGACGTGTTCGCGCACGAAGAGCCGCCCGTCACGATCGTGCCGCGTGATCCCGATCCGCCCTCGCCCGTCGTAGCGACCGAGCCGACCTTTTCGCTTGACATCGACTATGCGCCGACCACCGCCACGGTCACGCTCATCGTCGTCGATCCAGACAGCCGGCTCCAATCCATCGCGTACGTCGTGAGCATCGGGCACGTCGATTTGATCCCGGAGGACGGCGGCTCGACGGACGTGCCGCTGGTGCAGCCGTACCAAGTCACCGTCACGCGCGACCCCGCCGAGCAAACCTGGCTCCATCTCGCGGCGACCTATCTCGACCGCAACGGCAACATCGCGACCTGGTCGACCATCGTCGACATCTATCCGACGAACGTGCAGATGGTGAGCCCGGGCGCCTTGGACGGCACGGCGAACCCGATCACGTGGGACACCGAAGGCAAGGCGACCGACGCGAAGAGCGTGATCATCGACGGCGACCGGAGCTTGGTGATCCTGAACGCGATTCCGGGCTTCCGGGGCACGCTGACGATCACGTCGACGAACGCCGTCGGGAACACGTTCACGCTGCCGCCGGGCTCGATCTACGGCGACGGCTCGTCCTTGGACGTCACGCTCAATCTTAAGGATCAGCTCACCGTCTACTACGACGGGACGTACTTCTGGTGGAACTTGGTGACGTCCGCGTCGACCGTTCCAACGGTGCCGCTCGAGGCGTCGCTCCATGCGAGCGCGACGCTCGATGCGTCGCTCGGGACATGGACCGCAGCACTCGTGTCCGACGTGTCCATGACCGCGGACCTGACCGCCCCTGCGGCTGCCCACCTCGCGGCGAGTCTGTCAGCGAGCGCCGCGCTGACGGCCGGACTCGTCGATACAGGCCCATTCTCCCGCTCGATCACGATCGACCATACGAAGGTCGGGTCGACCGATCAAACGAACTTCCCCGTCCTCTTCTCCGGCACGTATTCGTACCTTGCCACGGAAGCGAACGGCGGGAAAGTCAAGAACGCGAGCGGCTACGACATCGGGTTCTACTCCGATGTGCTCATCACGAAACTGGACTGGGAGATCGAATACTACGATCCGACGACGGGAGCCATCGTCGCGTGGATTCGAGTCCCGACCGTCTCGCACACGTCGGACACGGTGATCTATCTCGGCTACGCCGACTCCGGGATCACCACCGACCAGTCGAACCCCACCGGCGTGTGGGACGCCAACTACAAAGGGGTCTATCACCTGAGTGATGGCTCGTCGCTGAACGGCAGCGATTCGACCTCGAACGCGAATGACCCGATCGGCGGCAACGGCGGCGAACCCCTGCCGACTGCGACGACTGGAAAGATCGACGGCGGCGCGAGTTTCGTCGCCGCGTCGACGCAGGCCATCCTGATTGCCGACGCCGCGTCGCTCCGGGCGACGGATCACTTCACGCTCTCCTGCTGGTACAAGCCGACGAGTTTGAGCAGTTACAACCTCATGATCGGGAAAGGGGATGCGGGGTCGCTCAACTACTTCCTC